GTAGAGAACCATATTCTGAGTGGTTGTTAAAATGTACTGGTAAGAGGTATCGCTATGCTCAGAACAGTTAGACTTTACGGAGAACTGGCAGAGTTTATTGGACATAAAGAATTAGATGCAGTGATTACCTGTACTGGAGATGCTATCAGGTTTCTAGTTAGTAATTTTCCAGGATTAGAGGCACACATGGCAGATCGCCACTATCAAGTGCTAGTTGACGATTATGAAATAGGAGAAGAAGATATTCATAATCCAATAGGACAGTCAGACATCAGCATTGTTCCTATTATTACTGGTGCTGGTGGTGCTGGAAAAACTCTATTAGGTGCTGCTTTAATTGGAGGTGCCTTTTTATTTACACCATTATCTGTAGGATCTTTTTTTAGTCCTATTGTCGCACCAGGATCCTTTGCTGCTGCTTCGGGTTTAACAAAAGCGGTTGTAGGTATAGGAGGAGCATTAGTTTTAAGCGGTGTTCAAGATATGCTGTTTCCTTTACCCAAGCCAAAAGACTTTAGTAACGAGCAAGATCCTAGAATATCATTTAGCTTTTCTGGAGTGCAAAATACATCAAGAGCAGGAACTAGCCATCCAATTGTTTATGGAGAGATTATTACTGGATCGGTTGTGATCTCAGCAGGAATCGACACTAATCAGGTATCAGCATGACGGATAAAATTATTAGAGGAGCAGGTGGTCCTCCCCCAACACCACCTTCTCCCACCAGAGCACCAGATACACTAAATAGCAGACAGTTTGCATCAATACAGGATCTCATTTCTGAAGGAGAAATAGAAGGTTTTGCTACTCCATCAAAGGCAGGGTTAACGAAAGGAACTACAGCTTATAATAATGCTGCATTAAAAGATATATTTTTAAACGATACTCCAATCCTTAATGCAAGTGCCAGTAATACAAATCCACAAACAGCAGATTTCAATTTTCAAAATGTAGAGTTCACACCTCGTTTTGGAACATCAAACCAACAACATATTCCAGGTATCGAAAGCAGTCAATCAACAACTGCTGTAGGAGTTACAGTTACAAATTCTTCTCCTGTCACTCGTCAAATAACTAATACTGCTGTTGATGCTGCAAAAGTTACGATTACATTTCCGCAGCTACAGAAAGCTACAGATGAAGGTGATTTATTAGGTTCTTCTGTCAACCTAAAAATACAAGTTCAGTACAATAGCGGTGGTTTTACAGATGTAATTAACGATACGATTACAGGTAGAACTGCTGATGCGTACCAAAAAGAATATCGTGTTTCCTTTACAGGTTCTTTCCCTGTTGATATTAGAGTTGTAAGGGTTACAGCAGATAGTTCATCATCAAATCTTGTTGATGCTTTTACTTGGACAAGTATCAGTGAGATTGTCGATGATAAGCAAAGATATTTAAACAGTGCCTATACAAACTTGAGAATAGATTCTGAACAGTTTAGTTCTATACCAAAAAGAGCTTTCCGTATTCGTGGTGTAAAGGTAAGAATCCCAGGTGCAGGAGCAGGAGGATCAGGTACTCCTTCTGTTGACTTACAGACAGGAAGAATTATTTATCCCAGTGGTTACATATTTAATGGAACAATGGGTGCTGCTCAATGGTGTTCTTGTCCTTCTTTAATATTGCTTGATCTTCTTACTACTGAAAGGTATGGATTTGGAACGCATATTACAGACAGCAACCTAGATTTATTCAGCTTTATTGCTGCCAGTAAGTATGCCAATGAGCTAGTAGATGATGGTTTTGGAGGACAGGAAGCTAGATTCAGTTGCAATGTAAATATACAGGGATCAACAGAAGCATTTACCTTAATAAATGAACTAGCAGGAGTGATGAGATGTTTCCCCATCTGGTCTGAAGGTTCTGTCACTATCTCACAGGATAGACCTACCGATCCAAGCTATCTATTCAGCTTGGCGAATGTAGGTGAAGGTGGGTTCAGTTACTCAGGCAGCAGTCTGAAACAAAGACATACAGTTATAAATGTCAGTTATTTTAATATGGATAGCAGAGAAATAGATTATGAGGTTGTAGAAGATACGTCTGCTCAAAATAAGCTAGGAATAATTAAAAAAGATGTAAAAGCTTTTGCTACAACTTCTCGTGGTCAGGCCCAGAGATTAGGTAAAGCAATATTATTTAGCGAGCAACAGGAAACTGAAGTAGTCAGTTTTACCACATCAATAGATGCCGGAGCGATAGTCAGACCTGGATCTGTTATTTCTGTCAACGATCCAGTTAGAGGTGGAGAGCGTAGAAGTGGTCGTATAAAATCTGCTACAACCACTGCAATAACAGTTGATAATACAAAGGATCTTGATACTTTTACAGGCACGAATAAAAAATGCAGTGTGATATTACCTGATGGATCTGTCCAAACAAAAGCTATAAATAGTATTTCTACTAATGTTATAAATTTAAGTTCTGCTTTATCACAAACACCAAATGTAAATAGTATTTGGCTTATTCAAAGTTCAACTTTAGAAGCTCAAACTTACAGAGTCATAACGGTAGAAGAACAAGATGGTATAAATTTTGCTATAACAGCACTTACTTATATTGATGGTAAGTATGCAAATATTGAGCAAGGTATAAGTTTACCTGCAAGAAATATTTCATTACTTAATGAACCTAGAAATCCACCTTCTAACTTACAGGCTGCTGAAAGAACTGTAATTATAAATGCTTTAGCAGTAACAAAATTAATAGTTTCATGGGTTTCTGTTACAGGAGTAAGTCAATATCTTGTTCAATATAGATTTAACAATACAAACTGGGTAAATGAGATTGTATTTAGACCTGATTTTGAAATATTGAATACTGAAGCTGGAACGTATGAGTTTAGAGTTTTTTCTTATAATGCTGCTTTAAAATTATCAGCTACATCAACTGATTTAACTTTTAATGCAGTCGGTAAAACAGCCAAGCCAAGTGATGTTCAAAATCTATCTATTGAACCTATTACTAATAAATTAGTCAGATTAAGATGGAACAGGTCTACTGATCCTGATGTTATACATGGAGGAAGAGTATATGTCAGACATAGTAATTTGACAGATGGTAGTGGTACATTTCAAAACTCTGTTGATCTAATTACTGCTTTAGCTGGTAATAC